CTTTACATCTGGTGCAGGATCAATAACGATTCCAATATCAAACATAGTAACAGTTAGTGGTTCTCCACTTACCGCTTCAAACTTCAATGTTCAGTTTAGAATTGAAGGAACAAATCCAATTGCATCAGCAATGGAGATTCCTGCCTTGGCAGGGGCTGGAACAAACCTAGTAATAAATTTTGACGCAGTTCAATATAGCGGTGGTACTTGGTCAAATCTTACTGGAAGTAAGACAGTCCATTTATTTATCTCTATAGTTTAACAAAAATGGTATAATCTTTACAGAGGTGACCACATGGCTGTAGAAAACATAGGAAGTTTAGTACCAACTAAAATCCCAGCATTAATTGATGATGCGAACATTCAGGATGCGCTAAAGGCATATCACTATGGGTCATATGATTTTGATACCGCAGAAACAGATCCAGCAGAACTTTTAAATCCATCTATTGCTTATACTATTAATGATTTACAAGATCAAATAGATGATCAAGTTGCACTAGAGTTAGTAGCCAGAGATAGTTCAAGAGTAACTACAACTGCACCAACTTCTGCTGCGTTCACTGCGTTTTCTGCCACAATTCCAGATGGTTATATTTGGGTAGACAAAGATGCTGCTGCTCAAGTTGGATACTATTCTGCAACATCAATTTATACAACAACCCAACCATCAACAAATTTAGTAAATGGTGTTATTTGGATTAAAAAGGGATCAAGTCCTTTAGAGATGTATGTATATAACGGCGACACTAGCACTTTTAATCAGGTGATCTAATGCCAACAACTTTTGATGAAGATGGAAAACCAGGGTATATCTACAATGTAGCAGATGATAAATGGTATGCTATTGCTGGTAAGACAGACACATCTGGAACTTTTGAGTGGGCTGGTCTACAAACTTATTTATCTGCTGTAACAATGCTTGAATCTTTGGTTGCAAAAAAAGGTATAAATAATTATCTCAATCCAGCAGCAAGAGATGCATCAATTACATCCCCAACTGCAGGATCAATATGTTTAATAAGGCAAAATGCTGGAGGAGATACAATACATCAACTTCAATTTTATAGTGGGTCTGCATGGGTTGCTTTTATACCTTCTCAAACGGGAAATGCTGGAAAAGTTTTACAAACAGATGGTACAATAACATCATGGCAAAGTGCACCAGACTCAACAGTCACAAGCCTGCTATTTATGGGAGGATAATATATGGCAACCACATATAAAGTACTAGGCCAGGTTAATCCTGCAGCCACAACCGCAACCACTGCATATACTGTAGCATCTTCTACAGAAGCAGTCATTTCTACTATCACGGCTGCCAACCTAGGTCCTGCCCCTGCTACATATAGAATAGCAGTCAGACCAAATGGAGCAGCATTAGAAAACAAACATTACATTGTATATGACTCAAGCGTGGCTCCACAGAGTACAGATACTTTAACTATAGGAATAACACTTGATGCAGCAGATGTTGTAACTGTATATGCTAGTACAGCAACAATGGCATTTAATCTATTCGGAAGCGAGATTGCATAATGGCAACAGGAAATATCAAAGGCGGTAAAAGAAATTACGCAAAACCTACTAGTCCTACTACATCATCTGCTGCTACTTCAGCAGATACTACTAGTGTATCTGTTACTTATACTCCAAGCACATTAGGTCCTGCAGCAACTTCTTATGTAATAACTGGTACATCTACTACAGGTACAACAGTAACAGCAACAATAACTACATCTCCTACTACTGTTAGTGGATTTAGTGGTGGAGCAACTTATGATGTAACTATTGCTGGACAAAATTACAATGGTGCAGGTGCTGCTTTTGCAGCAGGAACTGGTTTAGTTATTCCTTTAGTTTATGTTTTTGCTCAAACTTTTAATACTAGTGGAACTTATACAATTCCAACTGGTGTTACCCAAATTGCTGCTTATGTAATTGGAGCAGGTGGTGGCGGTGGTGGTGGTGCTAAAGGAAGTAACTCGGCGCAAACAGGCGGTGGCGGTGGTGGCTCTGGTGCCATTGTTGGTTTTGTAGACTTTGCTGTAACTGCTGGACAAACTGCAACAATAACTGTTGGTTCTGCTGGTAATGGCGGCTCTGGTCAAAATGCTGGCGGTAGTGATGGGGGTGTTGGTGGTGCTGGTGGACTATCTAAAATTACTTATGGCGGTACAGATATTGCTACTGCTAATGGTGGTTCTGGTGGAGGTCAAGGTGTTATTAATGGTAATACTACAGGTGGTGGTGGAGGTGGTAATGGTGCTTCCAATGTTGCTGGAGCGATAACTATTACAGGTGTAACTGGTGGTCAGGGAAGTAGAGTAAGTAGTGCTACTTCAGGTGCTCTCCAAACATCAACTTCAAATATAACTGGTGTTGCTAATATTATTGCAATTAATCCATCTAATACTGCTTATGGTAGTGGCGGTGGTGGTGATAGTTGGACCTCCAACAATATTAAGATTGGTCGTGGTGGTGGTGGAAGTAGCGGTGGAACTAATACTGCTGCTACTGCTGCAACAGGTACTGGCGCTGGAGGCGGTGGAGGCGTAGGCGGCGCAAATGCGGATGGCTACAATGGCACATCAGGTGCTGCTGGTTTTGCTGGTCAAGTAATACTTTATATCAAGTAAAATAAACCAAGGGGGCGACAATGGCAAAAGAAATAACATTTACTAATGTGCTTGGGTTGGATTTTTTTCCACCCAAGCCAGCAGTAAAACAAATACCAGATTGGTATAAAGATACACCAGAATATATTGGCGATCAAGGTAAAAAAATTACTGGTAGTGGAAGCACCCCCCACACAATTAAAAAATGTATGCCAGTGCTTGATGCAATGACAGCAGGGTATATGTTATATACTCAAGTAGATGTTCAAGTAACACAAGTAGATGGACTTCCATATTTTCACTGGTCTAGTCAAGATGCTATTTCATTTCATCCAATAGATCAAGCCCCTTTGCATCCCGCAAAAAAAGATGCGCCTTATCCTAAATGGAACAATCCATATGCAATTAAAACTCCACCAGGATACTCAACTTTATTTTTACCGCCTATGCATAATCCAAATGGAATATTTACAGTGCTTGAAGGGTTTGTTGATACAGATATTTATCAAGCCCCTGTTAATTTTCCTTTTATCTTAAATGATGTAAAATGGGAGGGTATAATAGATGCAGGAACTCCAATGATTCAGGTCATACCTATTAAAAGAGATTCTTGGAAACATAAAATTGGTTCCGATAAAGAAAGAATGGAGCAAAGTATGATAACTAATAAGTTAAAAACTCTGTTCTTCAATTCTTATAAAAAACAATTTTGGTCACGAAAGGAATATAAATAATGGCAACATTTGCTGTAATTCATGAGGGAGTAGTTGAAAACTGCATAGTTGCAGATTCACTAGCAATTGCTGAAGAGGTATCAGGAAAGACATGTGTTGAGTATACTTCAGAAACCCCAGCATCAATAGGCTTTACATATGCTGACGGAATATTCACTGATCCAAATGCACCAATTCCATCAGAAGAAGTACCTGCAGAAGAAACACCAGCGGAAGAGGAATAATAAATGGCCGACGCAACTTTTACACTTTTTAGAGGAGCAGCAGCAACCTCTAACACTACACTATATACATCCCCTACAAATATGGCGGTAGCAGTAACTAACATTGCTATTGTTAACGACTCTGCATCTGCTGTTACTGCAACTATAAATCTAGCCACATTCCCTTTATTAGGTGGTATATCAGTTGCTGCTAACTCTACTCAGTTTGTTGACTTAGAGCAGATTATCTACAATGGTGAAACCATTACTGGTTCTGCATCTACAACTACAGTTGACTTCCATATTGCAGGTTACGAGGTTTACTAATGAGTAGCAAGTTAATACCGAATCTAGGCGCTACCGATTTTGAAAGTTGGACAAATTTTACACCATCTTGGACTGGCTTGACAATAGGAAATGGAACACAAATTGCTCGTTACAAAAAAGTAGGAAAAACTGTTGATGTTTATGTAAAACTGACATTAGGTTCTACAAGTTCATTAAATGCATCACTTAATTATTTTGCTTTACCTTTTAATTTAGCATATGGATCAGATGGCTTGACTGTCAAAGGCGGTCTCAACGATGCTAGTCCAGTAACTTTAATAAACGCTGCTTCTGAGTTTAATGGTAATAATATAATTTTAGCAACATTAAATACTAGTGGCACTTATGGCATTAGTTCTAGAATTACAGCAACACTTCCTTTCACTTGGACTACAAATGATTTTTTTTGGATATCAGTTAGATATGAGGCAGCATAAAATGACTAAAGAAGAATTAATAGCACAATGTCTTGCAGATAATCCTGTAATGATTCAAACAATTAATGATGTTGAGCGTGAGTTATCAGAAGAAGAACGCGTTGAAGCAGCAAGTGCTTGGGCAGATATGCGACTAGCGCAGATTGCACACGAGGCAGAAATTGCAGCACAAGCAGCAGCAGAAGAAGCAGCCAAGCAACAGGCATTTAATGATGCCGTAGCAGCAGCAGTTGCTGCAGCATTGGCAGCACAAGAGTCTTAATTAATAACTTAGTGGGGGTATTTAATGAACCAAGGGGAATCAATAACCATTGGCTGGTGTGATAATGGCACAACCGAAGGTAAATTTACAGAAGGATTAATAGCAGTTGCTCTATCTGGAGCATCAACTGGTTTTCCAATAACTTCATCTATTCGTGTTAGTGGTAATCAAATATCAAGACAAAGACAATCACTTATAGATTATTGGTATAACAATATAAAGACTGATTGGTTGTTTTGGGTAGATTCAGATATTGTATTAACTTTAGACATTTGGCAAAAAATTTGTAGCACGGCAGATAAAGATACACACCCAATGGTTAGCGGTATTTACTTTATTGCTAAAGAAGAACATGGATCTTTACCAGTAGTATTACCCTGTATTTTTGATGATATAGATGAGTTTTCAATAAAGTATCATCATCCTCTACCAGTAGATCAAATATTAAAAGTTGATTGTGCGGGTATGGGGTTAACAATCATGCATCGTAATGTAGTAACCATGCTTCGTGAAGAGTACGGAAAAGAAGACTCACTCTTTGCTGAAAATACTATGAATGGTGATAAGTTTATAGGTGAAGATATTGCATTTTTTAGAAAATGTAAAAAGATAAATATACCACTACATGCCCATACTGGAGCAATTGCTAAACATGTTAAAAGAGTGGCTTGGGATACAGATTATTATGGTTTGCTATGGAACAGTCTAAATACTGAAGAAAATAAAAATACCCCACCAAATTAATGATGGGGCACTTTCAATTTAATTTTTATTGCTTACACGGATACTTGTTGTACCATTCTTGATATCGCTTTCCATTTACGGAACTCCAAGCAGACCAGTCTTTTCCACCATTAGTCATATGAAGAGCAATTTGAGCATTTACTACTGGGTTTAATAACTCAGCATTTGAATCTAACTCAAACTTCTCTCTACGATCTGACCCTAATTCTCCAAGCATATTTATTTGAAATACGCCATAAGAACTATCTCCAGTCTTTACGTTACCATTAAAGGCAAGAGGACGACCATTGGACTCTGCTTTAGCAATAGCACAAGCAGACCTCAAAGTCTTTCCTTCAAACCCTACAAACTTTAACATATCAACTAGTTGCCCATCAGTTAAATTATGAGCATTTTCATACTTTTCTAATTTTTTATCTTTAGAAACCAAAAAGGCCACCTTTTGGGTGGCAGACTTAACGGACTCTTTAATTAGTAAGTTGTTTTCATTTGTTGCATTTGCAGCCCCTGAAAAAACAGTACCACAAATAACCAACGATAATACCCCTAGCCAAACATTTGCTTCTCTCATTGTAAAATACCTCCTAGAGAACAAATGCTACCAAGTAGGTAGCATATATTAATTATACCACTATTTGGACTTTATAGTCAAATACCCGCATAAAAATAAAAAATATTTATAATATTACTATTAGTTAGTGGTATAATGATAAGATTATGGCAACATTTAGAGATCAAGCAACTGGTGCGTATTCAATAGGTTCTGTTCCACCAACAGTTACGTGGACAGTTGTAAAAGGCGATACCGCTGCATTTAGGGTATACGTAACAGATGATAATAAAGTTCCATTAGACATTGCTGAATGGTCTATTGAGATGGAAGTTAAAAGGCCAACAGTAGCGGGTAACTTTAATGATGCAAATCCAGCAAGTGTATTAACAATTTTCCCAACAGCCACGGCATCTGATGATGAAGGAGAGTTCACAGTATCCCTGACATCAACACAATCAAGAAGTTTAAATACAGGTGATATTTTTGACATTGAATTAAGCGATGCAACTAGGGTTTGGACAGTTGCTCGTGGCACTCTGACAATCATTGAGGACATTACTAACGGTCAAGAGTCATAATGGCTTATATTGCAATTACCGACAAAAGTTTAACATCTTCAAAAATTCAATCTAAGAACTATCCAAGAACAAGTCTAAAAAACATAGACAATTTAGCAACAGTTATAGACATAAAAAACTCTGTTGAGAATCTAGTTCAAAAAGACTATGCAAAACTAGAAATAAGGCCAGATAACAGAGAAGCAGTTATTTTAGAATTACTCCCTTTTAGAGTAAGGTTTCAGAATATTGGTCTAAGTATTGCAAGTGCAAGTATTCCTGGTATTGGTCTTCAAATCATTGGAATCAATAACTATATTCTTTAACATAATGATATAATGGCCTCATGGCAAAGATATCAACCACTAACGTAAAAGCCCTGTTTCAAACAGGCGATAGACCAACTCAGGAAAACTATGTAGATTTAATTGATAGTACTTCTGCTAGGTCTACCGATCTTGGATCAGATGGTAATAATGAGTTAACAATTAATGGAATTGAAAACTCAACAGTGTTTGATAATTTTGCAGCAAGTGAGTTTAGATCAATGAAATATATGATCTCTCTTAAATACGTAGCAGGTGGTGCAAACAAGTACTCCTCTACAGAAATTAGTATTCTAATTGATGGAACAGATGTATCTGTTAGTCAGTATGGAATAGTTGAAAACGATGGGAATATTGGCACCATCTCTGTTTCAAGGGCTGGAGACACAGTTTCACTAACTGTTGTTCCAGTAGGGGGAATTACACCTATAACTCTACGCTATATGCGTATGGGATTAAAGGCCTAACCAAGGAGATAAAAGATGGCAACCGTAACAAAAGATTTTAGAGTAAAAGCGGGACTGATAGTTGAGGGATCAACTGCGACCGTTAACTCACACGATATATT